AAATTAACAAATTTACCTGTTATAATTATTTCATCTTGACTATCAACAGTAAATCCTAAACTACCTGCATTGAAATTTATTGTAAATGTACTGTTGGTTATAGCTACCGTAAAATGTGTTGTAAAATAATATCTAGTACCATTTATATAAACTTTAATATCATATGTTGAATTGGAAACAACCAATCCACCAGTTACAACGGATGATAATTGTTCTGGCGTTTTTATCAGTTTGACATCCTCAAATGTTATAGTATTGTTTATTGTAGGATTTCCAATTTTACTATTATTTAAAGAAAGAAAATCAATCAAATCTTTGTTATCATAGTATGGTGATGGGGTTGTTAATAATCCTTCTAATCTACCGTTTGCAGTTACATCCGTTTCCGTTGATACAACTACTTTTTTAATAGACATGGATTTTTTAGTAGTTGCTTCCCCATCAAATGTTTCTGGCAATAAATATGCTTTTACATTTAGTGAAAATTCAACTCTGTTTATTCTTTCAGTTCCCTCACCTATCTCATTTACAATACTATACTCACCTACTTCTGTTCTAAACTTAAACCCATCTTTATTTCCCCAATATTGTCCTGCAAAGTTTAATTGTTCTACAACTGTATTCAAATGTTCTGTATAAGATGTCCAACACATACAATCGTAATTCAATTCTACATATTCTGGCATTTTTATATTGTAGATTTCATATTTAGGTTGTGTATTTTTACCCAATAAAGTAAATCTATCGTATTTATTATCTTTTGAATATTTTGTAACACCTGAATATGAAACTTCTCTTCTAATCATAGGCATAGATTCATCCTTTGCAATAGAAGTTCTTCTTATCATTAAAACTGGTAATTGTATTTGACCTTTATTATCTCTAAATACACCTTGTTTTCTTGCACCATTCCATCTTTCCGAATTACCATATATAACAGGTATTTTCAATGCAGTTCCGTTGTTGTCCAAAGTTGGTAGAACCGTATCTTCTAAATAAGACATCATAGCATAATCAATATCAAAAAGGGAAATACTTTGTTTCAAGTCTCCCCTTTCAGATTTAATTTGTTTTGCTCTGTTTAAGTCAGGTCTTTGTGGATTCGTAGACATATTAGTTTATTTTTTCTTCTATATTCAAGTCTGATTTTCTTACCATAAATGTAGAGCAAACTATACTAAAATTGTTTTCAGTTTGTCCACCCACATATTGAACTTCGGATGTATTATCTATTTGGTAATATGAATTATCAAAGTAAATTACATCACCCGTTTCAGGATATGCATTCTTTTCTTCACACATCCATCTATCCAATCTGAATTCAATAGTTTGTCCTTTATCAGAACCAAAACCTTCGTAATTTATTGTTAATGTATCTTTATTTATTAAAGCAAACATAGATACACCTTGATGCCAAGTTTTATTCAATGATTCCCCATAGATGTTTACCTTTGTATCGGATAAGTTTACCTTATACAACACAATTGCATTTTGAATTACATCATCAACTACTTCTCTGGCGATACTTTTGAAAAAATCAATATCTCTACCTACTAAAAACTTTGGCATATTATCCTACATATATTTTTAAAGGAACTTTTTGTAGCATTTGTTGTTGATGGTCTGCTTCGTGTGCTTTATTTTCCATCACATTCTTTCTACTCATCTCTTCCAAGTTCTCTCTCAATTGTTGTATCAAGTAATCCTTTTCTACCTGTGCTTCTGCCCTCAATGCTGCCCCATCTAAGGATACTTCTGCATCGGGTATAGGTATTGAGCTATACTTCTCTCTTATTGCCCCTAGTAACTCCTTAGATAAGGCCAAAGTGTACTTACGAATCCATTGCTTACCTACATCATTTATATCCGAATACTGAATAAAGTTGTATGGAATATCGGAATAATCGGAAAGTGAATCTGCTTGAATAGTTTGTGAATCATGTTCGAATTCATCTCTACTCATATATTCCAAATATACTCTACCAACAGTTGCAGCAGTTGGGATTGGGAATATTTCTAATTTATTATCTACAATATTAAAAGTATGCGCAGATTTACGAATGTGGTCATTAAATTCAATTTGTTGCATTCTTAATAAATCCTCATATAAGGGCATCATTAAGAATTGTGCAGCAGGAGAGAAATTACCAAATCCTAACTCACTCATTAAGTTTAGTGTACCTTGTGCACCAACTGAATATGGGTCAAAGAATCTTGCAATAGCAGGAGTTGCTTCGTGAAATACTCTTGTTACATCAACAGTAGATGAACCACTAAATATAGTAGTAAATGAGGAAGATGTTTCCACATCAACTGCTTCTGTCATTATGTTATACTTCTGTTGTCCAGGACTTAAATCAATATATGCTTTTTTAATTGCAGTTGAACCTCCAACACCCGCTTGTGTTCCATACTGTTGGGACATACGAATTGTAGTTGGTAAAAATGAACCATCTACAAGTGTTTGTGAATAGTTGGCTACTCTACCTTTTGGTTGTCCTCTTAAAATATCAAGGTTATTACGAAGATTGAATTGATTTACTTGTGCTGAATACTCTGAAACAGATTCTTCAAAACAAGCCCAAATTTGTGGATTATCCAATTCAATATTAACAATTGGCCAACCCAATCGTTTTGCTACCCATACAGATGTCTTTGGTGCATCACTTCTAAAATCAATATCCGCATCATACAATCCGAATGGAGTTGCTTCTGCTGATGCTGATGCTGATAAGAATGATGCTGCCGTTGAACCAGACCAATAAATGTTTTGAGACATGATAAAAATTTATAGTTTTACTACTATAAATATAAGAATAAAAAATAGGGGGAAAATTTTATTAAACTAATCTTATTTTTACCGAACCAGATGTGTGATATAATCCACCCAAAGGTATTCCACCAGATGCAGCCGTAGTATCGTCTGCAAAATTATATGAGGATGACACACTTGCCAATACCATAGTAGATTGTGCTAATCTTACATTATCGTTATTTGTCCAAACACTTGCACTTCTATATAGTGTAGAACCACCATTGTTTGTTGCTGCATCTTTTAGTGAACCATTTATTAAAACATCATGCAATTCGTTTAATTCAAATCCGTTCATTATATAAACATATATTGAACCATTTACGGCAGATGAAAGAACTTTTCCAACTCTTACATTGTGATTTGGTGCAACAGGTATTTGATTTGAAAATTGACCAGATGATGAAAGGTATAATTCAGTATTAGCAGAATACATTGATGTATTTATATTTCTTAATACACCATTCATTACTACAAATCCACTATTATTTGATGTTATATCACTTGCAACGACTCCCATAGTTCTAGCAGATAAAGCTTCCGTTACCATACTAGATGTTGTAAATGTTGGTCTTTGTCCTGCTTCTCCATTTATGTAAACAACCATACCTTTTGTAAGTGTAAAGTTATTTGTATTTTTACCTCTAATAACCGTCATAGCACCAACTTCAATCATAAAGTTGTTTTGACCTGTATCAACTGCTAATGTTTTTGCATCATCGTACCAATGTAATCTACCTTCCTCGTGTGTTGGATTTGCTGAAATAAGAAAATCAATATGGTCAACAGTTTCTATTGAACCCGTCATGTAAATTGAGCCAGATGAAAGTATTGTATTTGTTATTGTGTAGGTATTTGCACTTATATCACCATCGATTGTAAGATTACCAACTAAAATTTGTCCACCGGTGAATATATTTGAACCCGTTGTTGCAAATTGAGCTGCTGATAAGTATCCCAGCATACCATCTTCTTGTTTAGTTACGATTGAATCAACCGCATCTAATTCGTATTGTTTTGTATAATTTTTAGCTTTTTCAAAAGAAGTGTATCTTTGTTCGATGGACATGGTATATTTGATTTATCTAATATAAATATAAAAAAAAGAGGGAACATTGCTGCTCCCTCTAATTTTATTTAAAAACTCTAAATATTATAGAGTATCTAAACCGTCAACGATAATCTTACCGTAGAATTCTGGTCTAACGATTTTCTTAGCGTAACGAGTCATAACACCACGTCTTGGAGTGAAGTTAGTTGGGTCGTACACTAATGGAGTCATAATCAACGGAACGTATGGAGCGTAAACCGCACCTGTCTCGAAGAAGTTAGAACCTTTGAAACCTAATAAGATAACGTTCTCAGTCATATAAGGGTTTTTGTAAACATCGTATCTGTTTGAGATAGAACCGATGTTAGTTACACCTGCTGCGAAAGTTAAAGCATCTTTACCAGGGTTTGCAGAGAATCCGTTCATTGATTCTAAGATTGTAGCTACGTTAGGAGAAACAACAACGAAGTTTGCTCCACCTCTCATAGTCAATTGGTGAATCTTGTTAGAGATTTTCTGTAATTTGATTCCCAAAGTCTGGAACCAAGTGTTCTTCTGGTAAGCAGAAGCTGCTGCTGCATCTTGGTCAATTGAGAATCCGTTTCCGTTCCAATCGTATCCAACTTTTGCAGACCAATATTCAGTTGAGAATGCGTTTTGCTGCAACATCTCTAAGATTTCTAAGTCAATCTCTAATGAGATGTACTCAGATAACATTTGAGTTAATTCAGCTTCTGCATCTACTGAGTGATATGCATTTAAATCTTGTGCCAATTCTGGTGTCCAGATTGCTTTCAACTTACGAGTCTTAGCAACGATAGGCTCAGATTTCAATTCTAATTCGATTTCAGGAATCGCTAAATCAGAACCTCTATCTTCGAAATCTCCACGAGAGATGTCAGTTGGTTGTACATGGTAGTACAAAGTAGAACCATTAGCACCTGCTGAACCAGTACCAGTTACAGTTGCAACGAATTCGATGTTGTTACCGTTCTTAGTAGTGTATTGAGGGAAGAAAGTAGATGAACCAGATAATAAAGCCAATTCAAATGCTCTAATTCCTTGGAAATCAGCATCTGCTGGTAATGCAATAGTTACTTTCTTCAAAGTGTTTGCTGCGAATGAAGCAGAAACAGTAGCATCAGATAAGTTCCAATCAATATCAGCTAATGAAGCAGAAGCAACAGTTGCAGCAGATGCAGAAGTTGCGTTGTTGATTGTATAACCAAAACGACCTGCACCATATAAACCACCTTCCGTAGCTTGTGTTGAACCTAATTTGTTTCCTGCTGGTGATTGTGAATCTTTACCAAAAGTTCCACCATTACCGAATAATGAAGCATTTTGGAAATTTGGATTACCTGCTGGGTTTGAACCATATTTGAAGTCCATATAGAAAATAAGACCTGATGGTAAGTTCATTGGTTGAACCGAAACGAATTCTTTCGCTGCGATAGAACCAAATACACGACGTACCAAAGGTAAAGCAACACCTGCCCATTCTTCTGAACCTGCTGATGTACCTGTACGAGTTGCCTCATCTAACAATTGCTTAGCTTGGTTTTCTAACATTACTGCCATACCATGCTTAGTTGTTTCAGAACCTACTCCTTCAAGTAATCCTGTTTTTTCCCACTTGCCTTTCAAACCACGAGTTTGTTCAAGCATTACGCTTTGAGGGTTAGCACCACTCATTAATTTTTTAATATCCATTTTCTGAATCTTTGTTTTTTGTTAATTAATTATTTAATAATACCCGCTAACTTTTTGAATCTGTTAGAGAAATCTGCATTTTCAGCAATTACTTGCTTAGCTTGTGCTGGCTTAGTAGATTTTGTTACTTTACTAGCAATTCCTTCTGAGATTGATTTTTTAGTAGATTTGTTAGATGATGAATATTTGAAGTTCTCTGCTAATGTAGAGTAAACCAATTTCACTTCTCTAACTGAATTTGTTCTATCCAAAGTTTCAATCACTTTAACTTTTTGTTCGTTAGTCATGTTGTGTGCTCTGAATAATTTGTTTGCAAATAATAATTTTGCATTCAATAAGTTTACTTCGTTGATAGTCTTCTGTAAAGATTTGATTGTTCTGTATGCTTCGTTTAATTCAGCAGCAGCTACATCATCTTTCTTTTCTTCTTCTCCACCAACCATGTCAGCTTCCATTTCACGAAGAATTTCTTCCAAATCAATTACATCTGATTTTTCTTCTTCCTCTTCTTCATTAACAGTTACTAATTTAGGGTCTTCTGCTTTGTCAGTTCCAGCTTGTGAACCATCTGAATATGCATCTTCATACATTTCTTCTTCTTCACC